TGGATTGAGAAGTGATGCCATTATCAGTCATGATATCTCTTATCATCTCTGGGGTAGCTTGAGATGGTACATCAAACTTAACAACAAACTTAACTGAATTATCTTTGAGTAACTTGGCATTTGCTTTGCTCATATTACATTCATTAACCAAGTCTTCGCTGATTGCTCTGGTATCTGCTTTAGTTAGATTGCCAGAAGCTGAAAGTTTTAATGGTGCTATGTGAGTTATTAACCCTACATACTGATCAATTTTCAGCTCATTAACGAGCTTTGTATTATCTGAATTAGTTGCTTTCAATCCAGATATTTCAGCTTCACTACCTCTGATCTGATCAACTAGATCATTAGTAAATCTGGGGTCTTTTTTAATTTCTGTATCCAATTTTTGCTCCTCTATTATTGGGGTTACATTGTTAAAGTTAATTGATTTGATTGATTTAATATTGTCTTCTTTGTTGCTAACAACGATTTTTTTTGCATTAGTCATTTTGTTTACTCCTTTAAGCTATTTTTAATTTGTTTTTTTGTTCAACAATCTTATTAAAAAGATTACCTAGCTTTTCGCTACGAACATAAAGATCAGTTAATGTCCTCTTTTTGTATTCATCTAGAGGAAAGTTATTCTTGTCGCAGATTTCATTTATTTCATATTCAACAATGCTTAACTGCAAGTCTAAGTCTTCTAATATTTTTTTATAATCCATAATAGATACTCCAAAAGTTAAGGGTTAACTGTTTCACTCTTTTGAGATCATCAGATCAAACACACATTTGATTACAGTTCTGGGAAAAGGGAGCAACCTAATTGCTCCCACTATCGATATTCGATAAGCCGTACAGATTTCTAATATGTCTCAAAAATTCCTAGCAATCACTACAAAGCTAAGTCCTCAAACCTTGGCTTATCTGTTTCCATGGGGATAGCCTACTTCCTCCAAGACCTCGCCCTTTCACGAGAATGGGATTTTTTGGCAAACCTAGCCTTTCCTATTCATTACACGAATAATAAAAACATGTCAAACGTATAATAACAAATAATAATAAATAATAATAAACTATGTTCTTATTACTAATACGATTGAGGAGCTAGGATTATTCAAAAATAATTAAAAAAAATAGTTAATGTTAACTTTTACAGGGTGTATCTCCTGTAATGTAGAGCTGAAGCTAAAAACTCTGAAACAATAAAAAAGGTCTAATGATACCCAATATAAGACAATAGCACTCTATGAGCTTCTATGAGCCATTAAACACTATTTCATGTTTTGTTCTCATGTTTACAATTCTGGTTTCATTATGGTAGTAATTGTTAAGGGTTAATTTATAGAAATTGGAAGACAAATGACAAAAGATAAAAACAAGGATAAAAAACCTAATTTAAAATTAGTGTCTGGCAAAACTGAAATAACAAAAGTTACAAAGGCAAAAGAACAACCATTGACTGCCAAACAACTTGAATTCGCACAATTAGTAGCTGATGGTTTTACTAAAGCTGATGCATTTAGAAAAGCCTATGATGTGTCTCCAGATACAAAAGAAAAGTCAGTTCATGAAATGGCATCTAAAACTTTTGCGAATATCAAGGTTTTATCAAGAATAAAAGCTATACAACACCAAAAAGCTGAAGATCAACGCATGTTGGGTATTAAACAAAGTGAATTTATTATGAGACAATTAGAAAAAGAAGCAATGAACATGGATAATAATTCAGCTTCTAGGATTAGAGCATTAGAGCTGATGGGTAAAACTCACATGGTTGGTTTATTTACTGATAAAGTAGAAGTGAAATCAGAAAATATAAATATGACTGCAGATGAATTACAAGATCAGTTAAAAGAGAAGCTACAAAAGTTAATTGGTAACAATTAGCCTAGTTTCGCTATTTTCGTTAGTTTAGTTATCCCACCCAGTCCCACCCACCCGTGTATGCATAGCCCTGTCCATGCGTACTACAGTTGATTTTACGCATAAAATTTCATATTTTTTCCAAAAAAAATTAAAAAGGGGCTTGTCTACTAGTTATAACTAGTATATATATTTTGTTATACTAGTATAAATAACTAGTTATAACTAGTAATGTTATAACTAGTAGGGAAAACGGTTTGTCAGACAACGTAGTAAAACTAGATAAATTCAGAAAATCCAGAGAAATTGATTATATGACTGATGAGGATGTGCCACAGTTGTATAATGAGATTAAAATAGGTTGGGTTGATGATGACGATGGCACTAAATCCTTACATATTGTTTCTTCAGTAGATACAGATGAATGTTTGTGGATGATTGACTTAGCGCAAAAGATAGTTGATAGTCGACCTGCAACTACATTGAATGAACATGAATGATTTAGCTAAATTATTAGATGATGCATATCAGAACTTAGATAACTTTCCTTTAGACAAGCAGAAAGAAATACTTGAGCTTGTTGAAAAGATTTCAGAAACAAGAGATAAAGAAAAAGCAAGACAGGAATTTCTTCCTTTTGTTCGTGCCATGTGGCCATCATTTATTCATGGGCGGCACCATGAGATTATGGCGGAGGCATTTGAGAGAGTGGCCCGGGGTGAATTAAAAAGATTGATTATTAACATGCCACCCCGTCATACCAAGTCGGAATTTGCCAGTTATTTATTTCCTGCATGGTTTTTAGGAATGTATCCTGATAAAAAAGTTATTCAAACTGCTCACACTGCAGAGTTGTCTGTTGGATTTGGCAGAAAAGTTCGTAACTTAATACAGAATGATGATTTCCAAAACATTTTTCCCGGCATAGAATTATCTACAGACTCAAAAGCAGCGGGAAGATGGAACACAAACAAGCGTGGTGATTACTTTGCTATAGGTGTTGGCGGTGCAGTGACGGGTAAGGGTGCTGATATTTTGATAATTGATGACCCCCACTCCGAGCAGGATGCCACTATGGGTGCATACAACCCTGAAGTTTACAACAAAGTTTACGAATGGTACACATCAGGACCCCGACAGAGACTCCAGCCCGGTGGTGCTATCATAATTGTTATGACAAGATGGTCAAAAAGAGACCTAACAGGGCAAATTATTAGCAAATCTATTGAAAGAGAAGGCTCAAATGAGTGGGAAGTCATAGAATTACCTGCAATTATGCCTTCAGGTAAGCCATTATGGCCTGAATTTTGGAAACAATCAGAATTAGACGCTCTAAAAGCAGAATTACCAGTTTCAAAATGGAATGCACAGTACCAACAGGACCCTACATCGGAAGAAGGGGCATTAATCAAGCGTGAGTGGTGGCAGGAGTGGGATAAAAAAGATTTACCCCCTTGTGATGCCATAATTCAATCATGGGACACAGCCTTCTTAAAAACGCAAAGAGCGGACTATAGTGCCTGTACCACATGGGGAATATTCTACCACCCAGATGATGACGGCAATGAGAGACCAAATCTAATATTGATAGATGCATATAAAGAAAAACTAGAGTTTCCTGAACTGAAACGTGCAGCGTATGACAAATACTGGGAATTTGAGCCAGATCAGATGATTGTTGAGGCAAAAGCTGCAGGGTCTCCATTAATTTTTGAACTTAGATCTATGGGAATACCGGTTACGGAGTTTACACCGAGCCGTGGACAGGATAAGATAGCGAGAGTAAATAGTGTTACAGATTTGTTTGCAAGTGGTGTTGTTTGGTGTCCACCGACTAGGTGGGCTGAAGAAGTTGTAGAAGAATGTGCAGCATTTCCATCAGGTGATCATGATGACTTGGTTGACTCAACTACACAGGCACTGTTAAGATTTAGACAAGGTGGTTGGATAAGAACAACCATGGATGACTGGGATGATGAGCCTAAATACAGAAGGCCTGTGGAGTATTATTAATGGACATGACTCACATAATTGATATTTTGATAGGAGTTATCATGGCAGGTGGAGGATGGTTTTTAGGTGCTCAGTCTAAAGAAATTAAAAGAATAGATATATTGTTAAATAAAACCAGAGAAGATTATGCAAAGCGTGATGATGTAACCGTTGCAATAAATAGATTAGAAGAAAAGATAGATAGAATTTTAGAAAGAATAAAATAGGAGAATCCAATGGCTGTAGAAAAAATCATGACACCAAGGGACTTAGCTAAAGCAGAAGCCACTGAAGAAGAGGTTACTGTTGAGGTTCTAAATCCAGAAGCTGTTTCAGTGGAAACAGAAGACGGTGGTATGATCATAGATTTTACAGGAGAGCAAGTAGAAGAGATTATGTCTGGTGGATTTGATGCTAATCTTGCAGAAGAAATAGAAGAATCTGAGTTGCAGGCAATGGCTAGTGAATTAATAGGAAACTTTCAGTCAGACAGGCAATCAAGAAATGAATGGGCTAAGAGTTACGTTAAAGGATTAGATCTTCTTGGTATGAAGATAGAAGAAAGACAGCAACCTTGGGCAGGTTCATCAGGTGTTTTTCATCCAATACTGACAGAATCAATAGTTAGGTTTCAAGCACAGGCAATGGGAGAAATATTCCCTGCATCAGGACCAGTAAGAACAAAGATAGTTGGTAAGATGTCTCTAGAAAAAACAGAGCAAGCTGCTCGTGTAGAAAATGAGATGAATTATCTGCTTACAGAAGAGATGACAGAGTATCGTGATGAAACAGAACAGATGCTTTTTAAATTACCTCTTGCTGGTTCTGCATTTAAAAAAGTTTACTATGACCCAATAATGGAAAGGCCTTGTGCCATGTTTGTTCCGGCAGAAGACTTTGTTGTTTCCTATGGTGCATCAGACCTTATGACATGTGAAAGATACACGCATGTTATGAAAAAATCATCAAATGACATAGCAAAACTACAGGATAATGGATTTTATAGAGATGTAGAACTTCCTGATCCTGAGCCAGATATGTCAGATATACAGGAAAAATATGATGAGCTTGATGGTGAGTCAGCCACAATAGAAGATGATGACAGGCATACCCTTTTAGAGATGCATGTTGAGATGGAAATGCCAGAACCTTTTGATGAAGAAGACGGTATAGCCAGACCATATGTAATCACCATAGACAAATCCTCAAGAACAATATTGTCTATAAGGAGAAATTATTATGAAGATGATAAAAAGAAAAGAAAGCGACAATACTTTGTCCACTATAGGTATCTCCCCGGGTTGGGCTTTTACGGAACAGGACTTATACACCTCATCGGAGGTCTTGCCAAAAGCGCAACATCAATACTCAGACAGCTTATCGATGCAGGTACGTTATCTAATTTACCAGCTGGTCTTAAAGCTAGGGGTTTGCGTATCAAAGGTGATGATTCGCCTCTCATGCCGGGTGAGTTCCGTGACGTTGATGTCCCGGGTGGTGCGATTCGTGACGCTATTACTTTCATTCCTTACAAAGAACCAAGTTCGGTCTTGTACCAGTTGCTCGGAAATATCGTTGATGAGGGGAGAAGGATTGGCTCCGTTGCGGATATACAGGTTGGAGACATCAACGCCCAAGCACCAGTAGGGACAACCCTTGCTCTCATGGAGAGATCCATGAAAGTTATGTCTGGTGTTCAGGCAAGATTACATGCAGCATTAAAAAATGAACTAAGGTTATTGGCAAATGTTATTCGTGATTACATGGATGGTGAATATGCTTATGAAATAGAAGGAGACTTTGATAGAACAAAAGATTTTGATGATAGGGTAGATGTTATACCAGTATCAGATCCTAATGCAGCAACTATGTCTCAAAGAGTTATGCAATATCAGGCAGCTTTACAGTTAGCTCAACAAGCTCCACAGCTATATGATATGGGTAAATTACATAGACAAATGCTAGAAGTTCTAGGAATACAGGATGCTAAAAACATAATAAAACTACCAGATGATATTAAGCCATCAGATCCTGTAACAGAAAACATGGCAATATTAAAACAAGAGCCGGTTAAAGCGTTTAAGTATCAAGATCATGAGGCACATATTAGAGTTCATATGGCAGCAGCTAATGACCCAAAGATAAAAGAAATGGTTGGCCAATCTCCATTCGCTGGCGCAATACAAGCAGCTCTATCAGCTCATATAACAGAGCATGTAGCTTTTCAGTACAGGAAAGAAATAGAAAAGAATCTTGGTGTAGCAATGCCTAATGAAGAAAAGCCTTTACCAGAAGATGTTGAAGAAGAGCTTTCAAGAGTTACTGCAGAAGCTGCTGAGAAACTTCTAAAAGGAAATATAGCAGAAGCTCAACAGGCAGAAGCTCAAAAACAACAAGAAGATCCATTAACCCAAATACAACAAAGAGAGCTTGCAATAAAAGAAAAAGAGCTAGAACATAAAAAACAAATGGATATAGCTAAATTAGAGCTTGAGGCACAAAAGGCTAGAATGAATGAAAATTTGCAGAAAAACAGGCTTGAGTCTGAAGATAAAAGAGAAGGTGTAAGAATTGCCGCTAAATTAGCAACAGATGCTTCAAAAGAACAACAAGAAGAAGCTAAAATAGTTATGGAAGCAGCAAAGCAGCTACAAAATGAGTAGAAACGAAACAGTTTACACGCCTATAATTAAAAAAATACAAGAAGAAATGGATACATTGTCAGACTATCTTGCTTCTGGAAGACCTAAGAATTTTGAAGAATATCAAAGACTTGTAGGGAAAATAGAAGGTCTTTCTATTTCTCGTGAATTTTTACAAGAAATGGAAAAAAGATTTATTGAGGATTAGGGGCTTTTCAACTAGTCAATAGTTGTGTATATTTAAAATAACGATATTCAAGCGTTTCAGCTTGCAAGGTAACTGTGAACCTAAATCACTGCATAAGGATCAGAGATGTACTCTGCAGAAAAAATTGAGTTAGACGAAGATACTACTCGTAAATTACCAGAACCAAAAGGTTATAAATTATTAATAGCAATACCTAAGTTAGAGGAAAAGACTCAAGGTGGTGTTATTATTCCAGATAAATTAAAAGGATTAGAACAAACCGCATCTATTATAGGTTTGGTTATTGCATTAGGAGACGCTGCGTACAAAGATGCAGATAAGTTTCCTGACGGACCATACTGCAAAGAAGGCGATTTTGTTATATTTAGATCATATTCTGGAACAAGATTTAAACTTAGAGGTGAAGAATTTAGATTAATCAACGATGACACAGTTGAGGCTGTCGTTGATGATCCAAGAGAATATACGAGGGTATAATGGATAATACAGCAGAAAAATTAGATCAAGACGTTCAAATAGATGAAAATATTGAAGAGACAAAAGAACAAACAATATCTTTAAATAATGAGCCTGTTGAAGTTGAGGTTGTTGATGATACACCAATAGAAGACAGAAACAGACCAAAAAGATCTAAAGATACAGAGCCAAATATACCTGATGATGATGAAATCAACAGCTACAAAGGTGATGTGCAAAAAAGAATTAAACAGCTTAAGTATGAGTATCACGAAGAAAGAAGGCAAAAAGAAGAAGCCAAGAGAACAAGTGATGAAGCTATAGCTCATGCACAAAGGTTGGTAGAAGAAAACAAAAAATTAAGAAAAACCCTTAATGATGGCGAGTCAGTTCTTGTTGAGCAAGCAAAAGGTAGAGTTGAAGCAGAGCTTGCAAAAGCAAGGCAAGAATATAAAGATGCTTATGAGTCAGGAGATCCAGACAAACTTGTAGAAGCACAAGAAAAATTAAATCAAGTGCAAAACGAGAGGTATAGAGTAAATAACTATAGACCTCAAGTTAGGGCAGAAGAGCCTGAGACTCCTCCACAGGCTACTTCTCGCTCACAGGTTAAAGAACCAACTGGTAAAGATAAAGAATGGCTACAAAAAAATAATGATTGGTTTAATCAAGAAGGCTTTGAAGAGATGACAGGTTTTGCTCATGGGCTTCACGCAAAGTTAGTTAGAGCAGGTGTGAACCCATTATTAGAGCCAGATGAGTATTATCGTAGAGTGGATAGTTCAATGAGAAAAGCTTTTCCTGAACATTTCCAAGATACAGATATAGAAAACAAGCAGAATACTGAGATAGAAGAGGTAGAAGCACCTCAGCGTTCTGCTGGTAACGTGGTTGCCCCGGTTAATCGAAGTGCAAAAAAACCACGCAAAGTGCAGTTAACCTCTACCCAAATCGGTCTCGCAAAGCGACTTGGGCTTACCCCAGAACAATATGCGCAACAATTATTGAAGGAATCATTAAATGGCTAATAGAGATCCACGCACTACAGATACAAGAGAAAGTTCAGAGCGTAAAGTTACATGGAAAAGACCGTCAGCTTTACCTGATCCAGCACCTCAAGAAGGCGTAGAGTACAGATGGATTCGTACATCTGCACTTGGTCAGTCTGACATGACTAATGTATCATCAAAATTTCGTGAAGGCTGGGAGCCAGTAAAATTAGAAGACCATCCTGAGTTGAAGGTTATGTCTGATGTTGATTCCAGATTCAAAGGTAATGTAGAGGTTGGAGGATTGTTACTTTGCAAGAACTCCAAAGAAAACATGGATGCCAGAAGAGACTATCAACAAGATACAGCTAAATCACAGATGCAAGCTGTAGATAATAGTTTCATGAAGGAATCTGACCCCCGTATGCCAGTTCTCAGACCAGAGAAAAGCACACGCACTTCGTAATAAATATTAACAATTAACCGAATGAGGTATAAAAAATGAGTAGCACAGCAGCACCATTTGGACTAAACCCAATCGGCAGACTAGATTCAGGCTCTTTAGAGGTATTTAGACAATATCCTATTAAGTCTGGTGAATCTACAGCTATAGTCAAAGGTGATGTGGTTCAGCTTGTCAATGCAAGTAATGCAACAACTATTGCAAAGCAAACTGCGACAGGTGATGGATCAGCCATAGACATAGCAGGTATTTTCATGGGATGCCGTTATACAGACCCAAATACTAAACAGTTGACATTTAGTCAGCATTTCCCAGCAACTACAGTAGCTGATGATATCATGGCTTATGTAGTAGATGATCCACAGGTATTATTTACTATTCAAGCAGATGGATCTTTCGCTAATGAAAGAGATATTTATGGTAAAAATGCTCCACTAGTTCAAGGCACAGCAAATACTACATTAGGTATTTCAAGAGTCTCTTTGGATGCATCAGAAATATCAACAGCAGCGGCAGATGCTATTAAAATAATCGACTATCTAGGCGGTGATTTAGGTGATGAAAAAGGAAGCAGCTATCCAATTTTAGTATGCAAGTTTAATTATCATCAATTATCATCAACTAGCGGCGCATCCTAGGGAGATTGTAATATGGCTATATCAAGAGCGCAACTCCTTAAGGAGTTATTACCGGGTCTAAACGCATTGTTTGGATTAGAGTATGAAAAGTATGAAGATGAACATACTGAAATATATGAAGTAGAAAACTCAGAGCGTAGTTTTGAAGAAGAAGTAAAGTTATCAGGCTTTGGGGCAGCCCCAGTGAAGCCAGAAGGCTCTGCTATTTCTTATGACACTGCACAAGAGTCATTTACTTCAAGATACAACCATGAAACTGTGGCTATGGGCTTTTCAATAACAGAAGAGGCAATGGAAGATAATCTTTATGATTCATTGTCAGCTCGTTATACAAAAGCACTAGCAAGAGCAATGGCATATACAAAGCAGACAAAAGCTGCTTCATTGCTTAACACAGGCTTTGATACATTTCAAAGTGGTGATGGTGTAACATTGTTTAACACAGCTCACCCAACAGTGGCTGGTGGCAGCAATAAGAACAGACTAACAACAAACGCTGATTTGAACGAGACATCTCTTGAGCAAGCAGTGATTGATATTGCAGCTTTCGTAGACGAAAGAGGCTTGTTAATCGCAGCGAGACCAAGAAAGTTAATCGTTCCACCAGCATTGATGTTTGTCGCAACAAGGTTATTACAGACTGACTTAAGGGTTGGTACATCAGATAATGACACAAACGCAATCAAGACCAATGGATCAATTCCAGAGGGCTATTCTGTTAACCACTATTTAACAGATACAGATGCGTTTTTCTTAACAACTGATGTTCCTAACGGCATGAAGATGTTTGTAAGAACACCTATGTCAACATCAATGGATGGGGATTTCAACACAGGTAATGTAAGATACAAAGCCCGTGAGAGATACTCATTTGGTGTGTCAGATCCTCTCGGTATGTTTGGTTCACCGGGAGCCTAAAACCCCTTAGAGGGAGCTGTACCTTTCCGGCTCCCTCTCACATTAACCCTTGACTGCATTAGCAGACATTTGCCACGACAAGGAGATTAATCATGGCTAATTCAACTTTTTCAGGTCCAGTCCGATCTAAGGGCGGATTTAATGTAATTAATGAAAACGCAACAACTGGCGTAATTACAGAAACTGGCTTTTCAATAAATTCAACAGGTCAGTTAATATCTTTAGGTTCAAGAAAAATACAAACTTTTGTTGGAACTCTTGCTGCCACAGACACTGGTACAGCTTATGCTGATAATGATTGTCTAGTTGAGCTTGGAACACTAAATACAGATCATCCAGATGATTTGGTAACAGCATCAAAGTTTTTTATTCACAAAGCTGTTATTGGCATTACAACTGCTGCTGGTCAAACTTTAGTAGGTAACTTGGCTTTAAGTTCTACAAGTGGAACAGCAACAAATGCGGCTGTATCAGGAACAGAAATAGTTGGCGCAGGCGTAACAGCTTTCTCACCAACATTATCTGCAGCACTTTCTGTAACAGAGATTGACATTAACTTTAATAATACAGCTGGTAACTTTCATGTATTTGAGCCAAATGTGTCTGCTCCAATAGCAAATACATTTTTATATGCAAGAACAACAACTACTTTAAATGCAGATGCATCAGCCGGTAGATTTACAGTTGAATTAGAATATTCTGTATACTAAGGAGGTTTAAATGAGTAGTCGCTCAGATGTAAAAGCCTTCAATTTTGATCAAGGTGACAGCGCCGCTGTTGTTGGTCCAGATAGATCCAGAATAAGACAAGTTGTAATCTTTGGTAATGCTGCGGGAGCATTAACTATAAAAGATGGTTCAGGTGGTGCAGATTTGTTGGTTCAAAGTTTTCCAACAGGTTTGCATACCTTAAACATCCCAGACCAAGGAATATTAGCTGAAAATGGCGCTTATATACATGCGTTTACTGGATCTGGTAACAAGATAACTGTGTTCTTGTCATAATGGCTGCAAAAAAAGGCACTATGAAAGGTCATACAATCGGAGGTGGGCATAAGCGGCCCACCAAATCCGGTGCTGGTATGACTGCTAAAGGTGTTGCTAAGTATCGTAGAGATAATCCCGGATCTAAACTTAAAACAGCAGTAACAGGCAAAGTAAAGCCCGGCAGTAAAGCGGCAAAGAGGCGTAAGTCTTTTTGTGCTAGATCAGCAGGGCAAATGAAGAAGTTTCCTAAAGCAGCAAAGAATCCTAATAGTCGTTTAAGACAAGCTAGAAAAAGGTGGAAGTGTTGATTAGTAGAGCTTCAATGAAGCAACAGTTGAAAGGTAATAAAATGCCAGATTATAAAACTAAAGGTGGGGGAAAAATATCCACTGTAAAATCTATATCTAAAGCAGGTCAAAAAATATTAGGTATGAAAAATATTAAAAAACCTGTTCAAAAGAAAAATGTAGGAAAGTTATTAGAAACATTTTCACCTGCATATAGCATTATGAAAGGCAAAGGACCTGCTAGTAAAATAGCCTCTGCGTTAGGTAAGGCGGCTGGACCAATGAGTCCAATCGGTCAACTTGCTCAAGATAGAAGAAAAGAAGCTCAAAGAAGAAGAGCTGAAATGCTAGGATCAAATAGGATGACCGAAATGCCAAGAATGATGGCAGGAGGACCTATTAAAAGAAAAAGACCTATTGACGGCTGTGCTTTAAAAGGAAAAACCAGAGCTTAGTAATGATAGACATTATATGCCCTAAATGCAAAACAGCATTAAACGAAACAAAAGAAAATTCTATACAATGCAAGGCTTGTAAAATGATTATTTCAGATCATGTGTGGGAAAGTAAGTTTGGTTATGAATGGGTAAAAGAACTAGAAGAGCTTCAAAATGCCAAGTCGTAACTATCGTGGTGAGTATGACAACTACCACAAAAAACCAGAGCAGAAGAAAAGAAGAGCCAGTAGAAACACAGCTCGATCTGTAATGAAAACTGCTGGTAAAGTTAAAAAAGGCGATGGTAAAGACGTAGCTCACAAGAATGGCAATCCTAGAGATAACAAAAAAAAGAATCTTGCAGTAAAGCCTAAATCAGTTAACAGATCTTTTGCTAGAACAAGCAAAGCAAAGAAAGTAAACAGGAGGTCTTGATGCCAGAAAAAACAAAAAAAAGAAAACTTATTGGCAAATATAAAATGATAGACGGAAAACTAGTCTATGATACTAGAGCAGATAAACTCAGGAGAGATGTTTTAAGCTTTTTGCCTCAAAAAGAGCCGTTTCACAATGATGGTTTTCAAAGCCTTCAAGGATCTGATTCGATGAATAAAGATTCTGATAAGAAAAAAGCTGATATTTACACAGGTAGAACAATAAAAACAAAAAAATCAAAAATTACACAAAAACAAAGAAGTTATAATCCAAGGAACCCATCTCAATCAGCACATCCCAGCGCACTTAAAGAATTAAAAGCAAAATCAGGAGGCATTATAAAAGTTAAAAGACTAAAAAGCGGTGGCTTTGTGTCTTCAGGCTCTGATGCTGGTGATCTTAAAATATTAAGAACAGCAAGAAATATAGACGATGGAAGTGCTACTGGCATGAAATCTGGTGGTAAGGTTAAAAAAAGTAGAGTTAATGAAGCAGGTAATTACACTAAACCCGGACTTAGAAAAAGAATATTTAATAGAATAAAAGCAGGTGGCAAGGGAGGAAGACCCGGTCAATGGTCTGCTAGAAAAGCACAGATGATGGCCAAAGCTTATAAGAAACAAGGTGGCGGCTATAAATAAAGGATTAATTTATGGTTGTTGCCGAAATATTAACTGGAATTGCTTTAGTAAAAAAAAGTGTTGATTTCATAAAAGAAAATATATCTACCGTTCAAGATATACAAGGCATAGCCAAACAAATAGATGGCTTCTTTCTTGGTGAAGAACAAATGAACAAAGGCCAAGGTAAAGGTATGGGCCTTAAAGAGCAGTTTGGGATAGAGTCAAGTGCAACAGATTTTATAGATAGAAAGCTTCTTGAAGAAAAACGTCAGGAATTAAAACAAATAATAAATCTTAGATTTGGACCAACTGCTTGGGATACAATATTAGCTGAAAGAGCAGAAAGAATAAATCAAGCCAAAGAAGCCCAAAGACAAGCTAGAATAAAAGCAAGACAACAAAGAGATGAAATATTAGAGGTTCTTAAATGGGTGGCATATGGGTTTATTATCATTGGTTTAGTGATGGCAGCGTTGGTTGTAGGTGTAAAAGTCTTTGCGAAAGAGTACACAAGAGATCAAAAAATAAGAAATGGTACTTTGGTTCTTCCAAAAATGACTACTTGCAGGTTAATGAAGCAAAAAGTTTTCAAAGATAAAATGGCTTGTATTTATAGAGGCGCAAATAAAACCTACGAATTAGAATTTACGGATATTAGGGTAGGTTGTCCTAAGCAGTATAAATGTGTTTTAAATCCTAATGGCGAAGAGCCATCAATAGACAAGGTTATGGAGAGCTTAAGGAGCATTGCAAAATGAGTCCTTGTATAGGTGTTTGTAAGTTAGATAATAATAAAACTTGTATTGGTTGTAAAAGAACAATAGAGGAGATTAAAAGAGCTTATGAAGAAACTACAAAAAAATAGTAAGTACGAAGAATATGATGAAGACGGCGATGGCATTGTAACAGATGAAGAGCTGTCTCATGTAAAAGAAATAAAAAAAACAGAAGATGAGTTGAGAAAACATTTAGCTCAACTTAGAATGGCAAGATATACTTTAATATCTATGGGTGTATTTACAGTTGCTATGTTTTTTATAGATTTAGAAAGAGTTAAAGCGTTATCAGATATAAGCAATTTGTTTTATTTGTCAGGTGCTGGTATAGTAGGCGCATACATGGGCACAACAGCATGGATGAGTAGAAAGTAAAAGTTAACATTAACATTTAGGGTTGTTATGGGCGGATTAAAAAAACCACAAAGGAGTTTGAAGGCGTGGGGTAAACAGAAGTGGCGAACAAAAAGTGGTAAACCTAGTACACAGGGGCCAAAAGCTACCGGTGAGCGTTACCTACCTGAGAAAGCAATTAAGGCTCTATCAGCCTCTGAATACGCCGCCTCTACGGCTGCTAAACGAAAAGCAACTAGAGCAGGTAAACAAGTATCTAAACAGCCCAAAAAGGTTGCACGAAAGACGAAAGCTTATAGAAAGGTCACATAAATGGCAGTAGTAGTTCCAGATATACCTGATTTATTTGAGGAAGCTTATCAAAGAGCTGGTCTAGAGCTTAGAACAGGAAATGATTTAAGAAATGCTAGACGTAGTTTTAATATATTAACTATGGAATGGCAGAACAGAGGCCTTAATCTTTGGACAATAGAGGCAGGAACTCTTTCTCTTTCGTCTGGTACAGCAACATACACATTACCAACAGACACAGTAGATCTTGTAGAGCACCAAATAAGAACTGGTACAGGCACTAGTCAAGTTGATACTAACCTAACAAGAATTAGTGTTTCAACATATGCACAGCAATCAGCAAAGAACTCCACTGGTAAACCCACACAAATATTTATACAAAGACTTGCAGATTCAACAACTGCTACATTATGGCCTGTTCCAGATAGCGCAGACACATATACTTTGTCTTATTATAGAATAGCAGGAATAGATGGTATATCATCTGGTATAGACGGAACAACAACATCATTTGTGCCACCAAGATTTGTTCCTTGCTTGGTCTCTGGTTTAGCTTATTACATAGCTATGAAAAGACCAGAGGTTGCAAACAGAGTTGCTCCCCTAAAACAAGAATATGAATATCAATTTGAACTAGCAGCAGGGGAGGACACAGAAAGTGCATCTGCTAGATTTGTACCTTATGACACATTTTACGGAGCTTAATTATGCCTATAAAAATAGTACCAGCTAAGAAAAAAACACCAATGCCTAAAGCTAGACCTAAGAGTTTGAAAGCTGACAAAACACAATCTTTAAACAAAAAGTTTAGTGCAGGCGTTACTGCAGCCAATAAAAAAGCTATGGATAATGTTAAGAAAAAAGCTGGTGGCGGCAAGGTTACAGGAAAAGTAAAAAATCCTTTTGATATAAAATTAACAGACAATAGAACAAAAAAAGAAAAACATTACAAAAGTAAATATAAAAGTTCTAGCCCCGGCGTGATGATTAAAAAGGCCGATGGCGGTACATTAAAATCAGTACCTGAAGGCAATAAAGGTTTAAGTAAGCTTCCAACAGCTGTTAGAAATAAAATGGGATACATGAAAAAGGGTGGTAAAGTTACCAAGAAAGGTAAAAAATAATGGCTGATTATGAAAAAGAAAAAGATAAAATAAAAAAGAAAACAGAAAAATTATCCATTATGGGTGCTGGCCCTTCCCCTATGCGTATGGTTGCAAGGCATATGGAAAATAAACGTAGAAAAAAACAAAGAGATAAAGAGCTTGCTGCTTTACCTATGAAGGTTGATGATTTTAAAAAAGATCACCAATCTAATAAAAGCAAGAGTGAAGTAGAAGAATTTGCTAGAATGGTTAGAAAAAAAGTTGGTATAAAAGAACCAAAATCTAAAGGTATGAAGTTTGAGACTGTTAAGTTGAAATCAAAAGGTGGCGTTGTTAAAATGCGTGGTGGTGGCGCTGCTACAAGAGGTTTGAATTTTAACAGAGGATATTAATTGTCGCAACTTATATGCAATCTTCCTGCAGTTCATGTATGGGTTCGCAAAGAATATCTAAGAGATCATCAAGATGGTCATGGAGAGTTTGTAAAAGGAGTTTGGGTATCTTGCAAATCTATGCCGGGTAGAGCATTTTATTTTGAAACATACCTACCTGATTATGGAGCAATGTTTGACAAGTTGCCAATAAGTGCTTTTACGCATGAAGACAAAACACCGAGTAAAGATTTATCTCTTCCTAATCTGCAGTTTTGGAATTGTATGGATTATGGTGTTGTAGCTATACATAAACAGTTTATATCTTCTATGAGCTTTGAGGTTATGACTCGTAATGCAGGAACCCTTAAAGGAAAATATATAGCTACTATAGATAATTATCATTCAGATATTAATACTATTGATTACAGTACGGCAGAAACGCCTGCAGAACATAAATCACATAATCTCATAGAGTTAGAAAATGGTCAGTTTGGTCTTTATCCAAACAACAGAATGAGAATATATGACAATAGCTTAACACCAGACAAGCCCTTGATGCCTGACTTCAAAGTGAGTACAATAGAGTATGAAGTAGAAAATGAAAAATATTTATCAAGGTATGGTGATACAGATGATTATTTTTATAAAAGCAAGGATGAAATATAATGGCATATAGCAGTGGTAAATACGCATATGGCATCTGTGACAGAACTGGGTTTCGCTATAAACTAAAAGATCTTGTATTTGAGGTGAGAAATGGCGTTAGAACGGGCCTGAGAGTAGGTTATGACGTTGCAGATAAAGATCACCCACAAAACTTTTTAGGTAGGCTTAAAATCGATGATACGCAAAGTTTATTAGATGCAAGACCTGACAGAGTAGAACCAGCAACAGAAAGAATTTTATTAATTGATCCTTTCAAAACAGCTGCGGCAGACAGCGGATCAACAGAAATAACAGTAACAGAAAAGAGTCACGGAAGATCAACATCTGATAGGGTAAGATTTAGAAACTCATTAGGATTTGATGGAATTACTGCTTCCACCTTTAATTTAGCTACAGGATATGTTATAACTAAACTAACAGATGATACATATAAATTTACTGTTTCTGCAGAGTCAACAACGGGTTTAATAACTGGTGGCGGTGTACAGGTTACAGTAGGGCCGGTTACTTTGGAGGCTTAAATGAGCTTTACATTTGCACAGTTAAAGACAGCAATACAAGATTATACAGATAATACAGAGACATCATTTGTAAACCATTTGTCTGATTTTATAAAAGCAGCAGAAGAAAGAATATTTAAGAATGTTGATCTAGAGATATTCAGAAAGAATGTTACATCATCATTAACATCAAGTGACAAGTTTTTAACAATACCATCAGATTATTTAGCATCCTTTTCTTTACAGATAACAACATCTGGTAGTGAATCCTTCCTATTACAAAAAGATGTAAACTTTATACAAGAAGCATATGATGCTTCATCTTCCACAGCAAAGCCAAGATTTTATGCGCAGTTTGATGCAAATAATTTTATTATTGGACCTACCCCAGACTCAAATTATGCAATAGAATTACATTATTACTATAGACCTGACAGTTTAACTGCGGGTGCAGATAGTGGCACAACGTGGTTAAGTACAAATGCACCATTTGCATTACTGTTTGGGTCATTGGTAGATGCTTACATTTTTATGAAAGGTGAGCCTGACTTAATACAACAATATGAAAAAAGATTTATGGATCAATTAACAAGACTTAAAGATTACGGAGAGGCAAGAGAAAATACAGATGCCTACTCTGAGGGTCTACCTAGAGCGCCAAGAACATAGGAGTAGAATATGGCAACAGCAAACGCAGCAACCACCTATTTAGAAAACAGAATTTTAAGTTTTATATTTAAAAATAATGCAGCATCATTTAGCACACCCGGAGATAGCATATATGTTGGTCTTGCGACCGCAGTGTCTAATTTTAATGATTCAACAGGTGAATCTGGAGACCCTGTAATAACAGAAGCTACTTTTACAGGATATGGAAGGAAAAACGTAACAGCAGCTAATTGGACTTTAACTGCTGAATCAGCAGATACGCAAACAATAAAAAATACAAATAATATAGAATTTAATCCTTCAACTGGCTCAACAGAAACAATAACTCATGTTTTTATAACAACCGAAGAAACTGCTAGTTTAGATGTAGTTGGTTCTGGTGGTAATGTGTTATTTATAGGTGCATTGGATGCAAGTAAAACAATAGCATCTGGTGATATATTTAGGATTAACGCAACTAACTTAACGGTAGAGTTGAAGTAATGGCATTAGTAATATCAGACAGAGTAAAAGAAACCACTACAACAACTGGTACTGGCGCTCTTACACTAGGGGGTGCTGTTACTGGTTTTGAGACTTTCACTGCTAATCTAAGTGATGGAGATACAACTTATTACTGTTGTACTGATAATACAGATTTTGAAGTAGGTCTGGGGACATTCACTGCTTCTGGCACAACTTTAGCAAGAACAACAATATTAGCCAGTTCTAACTCTGGTAGTGCTGTTAACTGGAGCGCAGGTACAAGAACAGTTTTCTGTACATTACCAGCTGCAAAGACAGTTTTTCTAGATGCTAGTGGTAACACAACTATTAGTGGTTCTGTAACAGCAAATAATTTTATTATTGGTAATGCTAATATAAATGAAAATGATTTAGAGTCTATAGATGATGTTACTGCAGGTACAATATCAGCATCTAAAGCGGCTGTTGTTGATGTAAACAAAGATATAACTGGTTTTAGAAATATAACACTAACTGGCGAACTTGATGCCGCAACTTTAGATATATCCGGAAATGCAGACATAGACGGAACATTAGAAGCGGATGCAATGACCTTAAACGGTGTTGCCATAACAACCACTGCTACTTTATCAACTGGCATATCTAATGGTAATGTTTTAGTGGCCGATACTACCGTATCTGATAATGATTTTTTAAGAATAAATGGAACAAGTGTAGAGGGTCGTAGTTCTTCTGAAGTTCTTTCTGACATAGGGGCTATTGATGGCTCTTCTTTAAATGCTGATAATTTGTCTTCTGGAACGGTTCCTAATGCGAGGCTAGATGCTCAACTACAAGATGTAGCTGGATTAGCGGTAACTGACGGAAACTTTATTGTAGGTGACGGAGCAAACTTTGTGGCAGAATCAGGAGCCACAGCTAGAGCTTCTCTTGGCTTAACTATTGGAACAGATGTACAAGCTTACGATGCAGAGTTAGCAGCGATAGCAGGATTAACTTCAGCAGCAAACAAAGGTATTCAGTTTACTGGATCAGGCACTGCAGCAACATATGATTTAACAACAGCAGGTAAGGCTCTGTTAGATGATGCAGATGCTTCTGCACAACGTACAACTTTAGGTCTTGGGACATCAGCTACATTAAATGTTGGAACATCAGCTAACAATGTTGTACAGCTAGATGGCTCAGCTAGGTTACCTGCAGTAGATGGGTCTCAATTAACAAATATAACTGTGACTGAGACAGATCCATCTGCTTTAGCATTTGCAATAGCTCTAGGTTAAATAGAAGGAAAAAGAAATGGCAAACGCATTTTTATCAGAAACAGATACAGCAGTCGGAACATCAGCGGCTACTATTCTAACATGTGGTGCTTCAACTGAAACAACAATCATTGGACTAAGCATTGCTAACATAGTTACTAGCCAAATCACTGTAGATGTACAACTTGATGCTTCAGGTCGTACTAGTGGTGCAGAGGATAGTGTTTACCTTGTTAAAGATGCACCCATACCTGTTGGAAGTTCATTAGTCGTTGTAGGTGGAGATCAAAAGGTTGTTTTAGAGCCGGGTGATGCAATTAAAGTTACATCAGATACTGCATCTTCTGCTGATGTTGTTTTGAGTCATTTAGATATTACATAAGGAGTAACTCATGGCAATGATAGGTAATCCTATAGCAGTAGCGTTTCAACAACCACCTGCTGTTGTAAGATTTAATGGTGACGGAACTGATACTACATTTGCTCTAGGAAGAACTATAAGCTCTGTACAGGAGATACTTGTAAGTGTAGATGGTGTCGTACAAGATACATCTGCTTACACTGTACCTGATGGTTCTACGTTGACTTTTACAGCAGCACCTTCAAGTGGTACTAACAATATCTTTGTATACTTCCTTGAGTCTACTAGAGGTTCTGTAACACCAGCAGCCGAGAACAAAGGTAACTTTAAGACAGGTGGTATGTTCAGAACTAATGCACAGAACTTAACAATAGACACAACAATATTAGCCACAGAAAATGCACAGGTAACAGGAACAATAACTGTAGATAGTGGTGTTACATTGACAGTGAACAGTGGTGGAAGGTTGGTGATATCGTGAGTACAATTAAGGTAGATACATATCTAACTCGTGGTGGTGCATCAGAGATAGCTATTGATAAGTTAAAGGGTGCATCAAGTGCATCATCTATATCTGTAGTAGGAGAAGGTGGCACAACGACCACTAATCTGCAACAAGGGTTAGTAAAATCATGGATTAGTGCAAATTTTTCATCTCAAGCATATAATGATAGCTTTAATCAATCTTCTTTATCTGACGAAGGGGTAGGTTCTTTTAGATTTACATTAACTAATAATTTTGCAAATGTTAATTATGCTCTAGGAACTGAAGCTTCTCATGTTACTGCTAATGGCACTAATACTCAAGTACAAGACCAACTTTTTTCAAGAACAACAGCAGCTTATCAAGCATACGTTTCTAATGATGGTTCGTCTGTAACAGGTGCAGATACAACTTATTATACTGCATTATTAGCAGGAGACTTAGCATGAGTGAAATAATACTAGACACCATAACAGGCAAGTCCACTGCAACAACCATAACCATTGGCTCAACACCTGTAGTTAGTGCAAGTGCAAACTCTATGACTATTAGAGGTGAGGGTAGCAATCAGACAAGTATTCAGCAAGGGTTATCAAAACTATTTGTAAAGTTTCAAGGTGACAATGCTTCTGTAAATGACAGTTTCAATGTTAGCTCTGTTGATGATGATAATACTGGATATAATGGTGTAAATTTTACAACTAACATGGCTGCAATCCACTATGCGACTCATTCTACTACAGCACATAACTATGGTGTATCAAATGATGGTGTGTCTAGTGCAGTTGCATCTAGTGATGGTGAAGCAGGTATGACAACATCTTCAGTGCAATTAAGTCATTTGCAATCAGGTGGAAGTAATGGAGACCCAACTGCTGTTCATGTTACAATAGACGGAGACCTCGCATAATGGCAAACGGAACAATAGCATTTGATACATTACAGACAAGTGGACAGATAACAGGCACAGCTAAGTCTGTGGATACAGATTATGTTGTGAATGGTAGTGCGAAGGCTTGGTTAAATCAGAGTGATGGAACTACTATTAGAGATTCGTTTAATATTGCAAGTATAACAGACACATCAACTGGAGTGCATAGGAAGACAATGACAAATGCAATGAGTAATGCTAATTACTCTGGTGGTGGTAGTGGTGCTGCTTCAATAAACTCTGAAACTAGTGGTAATAGAATGATGTCAGCTAATCCTAGTACCACAACTCTTGTATATATTGTATGTTTTGACACTAGTGGAAACAAGGCTGATTTAGGCTATATTGGTTCAAACATATTTGGAGACCTCGCATGACAATAGAAACACCAGAATTTCAAGGCACACATCTTTGGGATAGATTGTGTTGGGCAAAAGAAAAGCTAGAGCCACACAGAACAGAATATTGTGTTGTATGGGAAGACCCAGAGACACCTGATGAACCTGCAAAGGTTACACATCCTGACCCTAATTGGATGGCTTGTGCATTGCAAGGTGGCATATTACCACCAGTTGAAGTATACTGGGAGTTAAAGAAAGACGAAGATAAGCCTGACTTTGTAAAGCATACAAGAGGATACTTGCTACATAACACAAAACCTATTGAAGCAATGACAGAAGAACAGGCAATAGAATACCTAATCATGAAAGACATACCACAGCATGTATGGAGAGATTACGACAAGGCAAACAAACCTAGAATGGTTATTTGTACTAAGTCACAGTTACCAAGCACGAGAGTGTGGCGAAATGCTTGGAGAATAAACGAAGACATAACCACGCATAACGAAGAAGCTGCTTAAAGGAGAAACTAATGGCAACAACTAATATCGTAGACAAGGATGGCAACATTATATCTGCTTCAGATGCTACTGTTCCATCTGACAGGCACTTCAGAGGTGCATGGACATTATCAGGTACAACCATATCTGAAGACTTAGCAACAGCTAAAGAGATATTCAAGGACAAGGTAAGAGAAGTAAGAAAGCCTTTACTTGAAGCTGAAGACGTAGTGTACATGAAGGCACTAGAAGCTGATAATGCAACTGCTAAAGCTGCAAGTGTAGCTAAGAAAACTAGCCTAAGAGATGCACCTGCTGCAAGTGCAATAGCAGATGCTACAACAATAGCTGAACTCAAGGCTGCTTGGGATTCTGATTTGTTAGGTGACAGTCCATACGCATAGGAGTAAAGCATGGCTTTAACTAAAGTAAGAACTGGTGGTATAACTGCTGATGCTGTAGACAATACTATATTAGATTTAGCAGATGACTTTGCTTTTACTGGTACTATAACTGGTGCAGGTGGTGTAAACACTCCATATTTCTATGGACAAAAAGCAAGCAACCAAACAATTACAAGAAATACATCTACTAAAGTTACTGGCTTCACTACTGCTGAATTGGATAGTGATAATGCTTTTGATGGCACAACATTTACTGTGCCAAGTGGTAAAGCAGGTAGGTATTATTTTCATGCTAATATACTCAGTGATTGGTCTGCCGTAGGAGGTGATGGAGAAAGAGCTTTTATAAAGTTTTACAAAAATGGCTCATCTACAAATCAACCACAACATGAATTTTTTAAAATTAGTGGATATAATATATATCAACTTTCTAATGCTTTTTCAGTTTTAATGGATTTAAGTGTTGGAGATTATGTAGAAATTTATGTTTATAATAAAGATGGTAATGCAAGTGGTAATGCAAGAGTTACAACATTATCAAATATGTTAGGGTATAGGTTAGTGTAATGGCAGATTTACCAACAAAAATAGAGCTTTATTGTAAAGCAAATAGTAAGACAGCAATTTTTGGTGAAGATGGAAACATACAACTTAGAGATGATGGAGATGGTGCTTTTATAGAAACATGGTCAGTAGATGGTTTAGATAAGCCAACAGATGAGCAATTAGCATCATATGAAACAGCAGGTAATACTGAAGAAGCTAATAATGTTGTACGAAATACTAGACGATTAGCCTATGGGGATATAGGTGACCAGTTAGATGAGATATATCATGATATTGATGCTTGGAGAACTCGTATACAACAAATTAAAGAAGATAATCCAAAAGGTTAAACAATGGCATATATAGGCAAGAGTCCACAAAACGGAGTAAGAAACAGATACCAATATCAAGCAAGTGCAGGCCAGACTAGCTTTAGTGGTTCTGATGCAAACTCATTGACACTTAACTACACAGATAGCTTGTACATGGATGTGTATCAGAATGGTATCTTGCTTGTTCCGGGAGATGACTATACTGCAACTACAGGTACAACTGTTGTACTTGTTCAAGCAGCGAGTTTAAATGATATTATTGAGATGGTTGTGTATGATGTGTTTGCAGTTTCAAACAGCTACACTAAAACTGAAGCAGATACACGTTATCCATTCAAAGGTAA